CAGGAACGCGACCAGCAGCAACTCATCGCTGATGTGGCCACCCAGCTGTTCCTGACCGGGGAGGGGTATCTCGTCCAGCGCGACGACGACGACGGCGAACGCTGGGATTTCTACTCTGTCGCCGAATGCGTCCCGAAGCCGCAAGGCTGGGAACTGCAGGTCGATGATGCCGAGAAGCTGACCCTCACGGACACGGACGCCTACCTGGCCCGCATCCATGTGGGGTCCGCGGCCCGCCGTTACCTCCCGGACTCCGCGATGCGGACCCTGATCGGGGAATGCAAGACCCTGGACCTCCTGACCCGGGCTATCTCCGCGGCGGCGATGTCACGCCTGAACGCCGGGATCTTGCTGATCCCCGAGGAGATGTCGTTCGCGTCGGTCGCGGAAGGGCTCGACGACGCGCAGGCTGACACGCTCATCGAGGATCTGATCGCCCACTTCACGACCCCGATCGCAGACCCGGATTCCGCGGCGGCGGTGGTGCCGTTCCTCCTGAAAGCGAAACGGGAACTACTCGACGGGATCAAGTGGGTGTCCATCGCCCGTGACTTCGACACGCTGGCGGTTCAGCTGCGTGCCGAACTGATCGGCCGTCTCGCGAACGGGCTGGAACTCCCCACCGATGCCCTCACCGGGAAAGGCGGGTTGAATCACTGGACTTCCTGGTCCGTGGATGAAGACACCTTCCGGTTCTACCTGGAGCCACGCGCGCTCCTCATCACGTCGGCTTTGACGACAGCGTTCCTGCGTCCCCAGCTGCTACTCGTCGGGATCGAAGATGTGCACCGGTTCCGCATCGGGTACGACATCGCTGATCTGGTCGCCCACCCGAATCAGGCAGTCACCGCGAAAGATGACTGGGAGGCCGGGCTCATCTCCGACGACGCCCGCCGCCGGGTGTCCGGCTGGGGTGACAACGACGCACCCGACGACGACGAACTCGCGGCCCGCCGCGACTACCTGGCCACCACCCGCGGTGCCCCCGGCGGCGCTCCTGCTGCTGCTGCGGAGACCACAGAACCGGGCCCGCCGCCCGTCGCCGCGTCGGCCCGTACCCGCCAGCGTCTGTCTCGTCTCCCTCATCGCCTCGTGGACACCGAACGGCAGCTCCGGGCCCGACTCCTCACTGCCTCCGACCTGGCGGTCGCTCGGGCCCTGGAACGCGCGGGGGCACGCACCCGCGCTAAGAGCAAACGGGATGCCACCGTCACTGCTGCTATCCAGGCCGTCGACCCTGACAACCGGGCGTTGTGTTCCGTGCTGGGGCGGGGGATGGCATTCAACCGGTTGGGGCTCACAGAGACCAACCTCGTGGACGACGAGGCGTTCGATCATCTGCGGTCCACCTGGGACAGCCTCGTCGGCCGGGCGCAGACCGTCATGCTCGCGGAGATCGCGAAGGTCGGCCCGTTGGGTGGGATGCTCACCACGCTCGAACATCGGGCTGTCGCGGACCGTGACGCAGGCTGGGCGATCATGAACGGGGGCCTCCTCACCGTCGGGCGGGCCCATCTGTTCGGCCTCGCCGACAGTGACACCCCACCGAACGGGGAGTTCGATCCGGCGATGGTCACCCCACCGGGGATCGTGCGTCGGGCTCTCGTCGCTGCCGGGTCGGGGGCGGGCCGGACCACGCCGGGCGGGGCGTCTGTGATCGCGGCGGCCACCGAGTTCGCTGACGAAGATGTCGTGACCGGGCTCACCAACGGCGACCTGTTCCGGGAGGCAGTAGCCGCAGCCGGGGCCCGCCTCGGCCCTAAGGTGTGGCTGGTCGGCTCACCCACCTACCCGTTCGAACCGCACCAGGCACTCGACGGGGCGGAGTTCCGTTCGTGGACCAACCAGCTGCTCGCCAACGACGAGGACTGGCCGGGCTACGACTATTACTTCCCCGGCGACCACGAGTTCTGCCAATGCGACTACCTGCAAGAACTGGAAGGTGACTGACCATGTGGACCGTGACTGAGAACGGCGGGGACTGCGGCGGGGACCTCCCGTGGGCTGTCCTGAACGACAACGGCGAGCAGGACTCCTGCCATGCCACCGAAGCCGAAGCCACCGCGCGTGCCACCGAACTGAACGCCGAAGCACCCGCCGACGCCAACGCTGGCGCGGGTGGCGGCGCGACGTTCGCTGCGGTGCTCGCGCTGCAGGAGCTGCCGACCTCAGACGGCCGGATCCTCACCGCGAACATGAAGGTCCGTACCCTCCCCATCCTGTTGATGATGCAGACGCAGGGCTCCCACGGCATGGATATGCCGTCAGGGACGGAGATCGCCGGGCGGATCGAGGAAGTCGAGATCATCGACCGGCGCATCTACGGCAAGGGGACGTTCGATACCAGCGAGCACGGCCAGGAAGCCGAACGGCTCGTGTCCGAGCAGATCCTCCGGTGGGTGTCCGTCGACCTCGGTGGTGGGGACATCACCTGGATGATCGACGCCGACGGCAACGAACTGATGCAGCTCGACAACTACGAGCTGATGGCCGCCACGATGGTCCCGATCCCCGCGTTCGAGGATGCGGTCATCTGGATCGACGGGCAGGTCGAACCTGCACAGGCATCCAAGCCGCTCCCCGACCCGCCGGTCCTGGAAGAATCCGAAGGCGACCTGCTGGACATCCTGCTCGGCTCGGCCGTGGACGTGCCGCTTGTCCCCCCGCGCAGCTGGTTCGATCAGCCCACCCCAGCCGAACTGACCGCCGCGGGTGGCTGCTACGTGAGCGACGAGGGCCGCATCTACGGTGTGATCCACGTCGAAGATCAGTGCCATTCGGGTTCCCCGATGGGGCAGTGCGTCACCGTGTCCGGTGGGACGTACCAGCAGTTCCTCCTGTCGTCGCTCCCCACGACAGACGGCCGGGTGTTCACCGGGCCGCTGCTGTTCGCCCCCGATCATGCGCCCACCCGACGCCCTGACGGCACCTACGTCAACGCCGCGACCGCGATGGCGTATTACTCCAACGTCGGGGCCGCGAAGGCTGACGTGGCATGTGGTGACGCGATCATCGACGGGCAGCGGGTGACGTGGTACTCCGGTGCCCTCCGCCCTGGCGTGACCGACGAAGACCTCCGCACGTTGCACGGCTCGGTTGTGTCCGGCGACTGGCGGCCGATCCGCGGCAAGCAGGAGATGATCTCCCTCATGGCGGTCAACACGCCCGGGTTCCCGCAGCTCCTCGCGAGCGTCGCGGCCAGCGGGGAACTGATGGCCGTCATCGCGTCTGCTGCTGGTCCCGCCGCGACGGGGGAGACGTGCGGCTGCGGCGGTGCCAGTCACACCCCCGCCCCGGCGGTCGACCCGGCGGTCCTGACCGCGCTCGCAGCCCTGAACAAGCGGCTGGGGGCCATCGACGCTGCCCTCGCGCCGCTGCGCCGCCAGGTCATCGAGGAGCTGGAAGCAGGTATCCACTCCACCTGAGCGCGCGTGTGCGTATCATCTCCCCAGCGAGCCGGTGACGTAGTCCCCGAGCCCGAGCACCCAACGCAGTTGGTTCCGTGAAGCCCAGCGCCCCCTGAGGGCGTCAACACCGGAGGCAACTGCCATGGACCGTCTGCTCGAAATCCTCGCGATGCTCGAAGAGGACCACCGTGCCGAACTGACCGACGACCAGATCGGTGAACTCGAAACCGAGCTGCTCGCCGCGTTCGCTGACATCAAGGCCGGGGGCGTCGAGGACATCGAGGCCGACGACGTGGAAACCCTCACGAAGGTCGCCGCGGGTGTGGGTGTGCTCCGCACCGAGGCCGACGAGCGGTACACGTCCGCGCAGACGAAGGCCGATGAGATCGCTGCTCTGGAAGCCGACCTGCTCGGCGTCGACGAGCCCGAGGTCGAGGCCGACGAGCCTGAGGTCGTCGTGCTGGAAGACGAGCCTGAGGTCGTCGTGGAGCCGGTCGTGGAACCCGAACCGGAACTCGTCAACGCGAACGCCAAGCGGCTGGCCCGCACCGCACCCCGCGCGCACCGGCCGTTGAAGAAAGCCGCGACGAGCTACATCCGGTCTGGTGGCCGCGACCTGGAATCGTTCGATCAGATCGCAGACATCATGATCGACCGGATGGAGTCGTTCTCCGAGGGTGGGATGCCCGGCCGGGAACTGGTCCGCACCGCGCAGATCAAGACCTACGACTACGAGGCCGCCGGGCGGGTCCTGTCCGACGACCCGGTCGTCGCGCACGCCCAGCTCACCGAGGTGGCCAGCCAGTCGATCAGGCCCGAAGCGTGGGCGGACACGTGGGCGCAGCCCGTCACCGCGGGTGCCGGATGGTGCGCACCCGTCCAGCCGCTCTACGACTTCTTCGAGATCGGCGAGACGGACCGTCCCGTCCACGCCGCGCTGCCCAGCTTCAAGGCGTCCCGTGGGGCCGTGTCCATCCCGCAGTCCCCGACCCTGTCGTCCATCGTGACCTCACAGACCACGACGGCCGGGGCCCAGCTCAGCACCCACACCGAGGCCAACCAGATCGCGGATACCTCCAAGCCGCGGGGGACGATCGCCTGCCCCACGTCGGACACCACGAAGGTCGAAGCCATCGTCAACATCCTGGAGGTCGAGAACCTCATGGACAAGGCGTGGCCGGAACTGGTCCGCAACATCAACCGCCTGTCGATGGTGGCATGGGCCCGGTACACGGAGAACCGGGTGATGGCCGATATGGCCACCCTGTCCACCGCTGTCACCGGTAACCAGAACCTCGGTGCCAGCCGGGACATCCTCCGGCACTTCACGAACCTGGGTGCCGGGATCCGGTCCCGTCAACGCATCCCGAACGCTGTCCTCCGGCTCATCCTCCCGTTCTGGGTGGTCGACATGATCCGCGACGACTTGATGATGGGCATGCAATCCGACCTCGGGTTCTTCGATGTCGATGAGGCGTGGGTCGTCAACCAGTTCCGGCGCCGTGGGATCAACGTCACGTTCCACTACGACGGGACCACGCAGGCGAACACGGCGACCAGTCAGATCCTCGCGGCGCAGGGCGCAGGAGCGAAGATCGTGGACCTCCCCGACACGATCGTCTCCCTGTTCTTCCCGGAGGGGGCGTTCACGCTCCTCGACAACGGGACCCTCGACCTCGGTGTCGTGCGCGACTCGACCCTGAACATCGCGAACAAGTACCAGGTGTTCTCCGAGTCGTGGGAGAAGGTCGCGAAGCTCGGCTACGAGACCTACGTCGTCACGTCCACGACCTGCGCCTCCGGTGCGTCGGCGGGCACGGAGACGCCCACCTGCTCCGGCAGCTAGCCCGGACAGGCCGAGTAGCGAGAGGAGGGACCGCGGATGCCGATGCCCAACGCAAGCCTCAACCGGGCGATCGTGCCCGCGGCCCCTCCCCGTTACGGGTCGCTCATCCAGTCTGCGCTCACTCCTGTCACAGGCTCCAACGACTGGGATGGGCAACGCTGGATCGGCGGGCTGTCATGGATGCCCGAGGCATGTGGCATCGGCGGCACCCACTGGATCTGCGCCGCCAACGCGCAGGCCGCACCAGCCAAGACCGTCAACCCGGCGCTCATCTACGGCACCGCGACGTACAAGCCGGTCACGATCTGGACTGGTGACATCTGCTCCACGGTCGGCAAGGACGACATCCGGGAGCGCGCCGAACGGCAGCTCGCGGCATGTGAGTCCAAGTTCATCGAACGGGAACTGTGGTCGGGGACGGCATCGCAGGCCCGGGCGGACAGCAACGCCTACCTGGCGATGAACGGCACCGTGGACGTGGTCGGCCAGAACATGGGTTACGTCCTCGGCCTCGCGGAACTGGAACAAGCACTCGCGGAATGTTCGTGCGGTGGGCAGGGGATGATCCACGCCCAGCCACGCCTCGTCACCCACTGGGTGCACGCCAAGCTCGTCCACCGTGAAGGCAACGCCCTCTACACGGAACTCGGGACAGTCGTCGTAGCTGGATCTGGGTACTACGGGACGGCCCCTGCGGGGACTGCTGCGACGGAAACCAAGTCGTGGGCCTACGCCACCGGGATGGTGACGGTGCTCCGCGGCCAGATGGTCGTCGTCCCCGATGACATCTCCGAGGCGCTCAACCGGTCCACGAACACGGTCACCTATCGCGCCGAACGCGAAGTCGCCGCGATGTTCGACCCGTGCTGCCATCTCGGGGCGTCCATCGACCACAACACCAGCGGCGTCACCAACTCGTAACCCGCCCCTCCTGCACCAAGTGACCGAAAGGTAATCCTATGCCCGAGCCGCAATGTTTCGCACCGCTCAACTTGTGCGCCATGCGTGTCGCCGCGCTGTCGTCCGGTGGTGCCCCGCAGCCAGGCGCGTTCGGGTACCGGACCGACGCGATCGCGACGGCGTCCATCGGGTTGGAGATCGAAGACGGTGAGGAATTCACCGTCAAGAACGGGTGCGGCACGATCGCGCAGACCGTGAAGCAGCCGTCCAAGGTGAAAGGCTCGACCGTCACCCTGGAGTTGACCAACTTCGATCCGGCGCTGTTGTGGCTCCTGATCGGCAACTCGCGTCGCATCGTCGACTCCGGTGGTGCAGGTTCCGGGGAGATCATCGGCTGGGAAGCCCCGCTCGTCTCCGCAGCCGCCGGGAACGGTGTGTGCCTGGAACTGTGGTCCAAAGCCTGGGACTCGACGGTGCAGGCCACCCCGGCGTTCGCAGGTGGTAGCACCGCCGTCTACTTCCACTGGGTGTTCCCGAAGGTGATCTTCACGCTGTCGGACCTGCCGCTCCAAGAGGACTTCACGACCACGACCGTCGAAGGCGTCGGGTCGGAGAACCCGAACCTCACCGCGAACGGCCCGTGGAACGACTGGCCTTCCGACGTGGCCGGGCCCGGCGGGTTCTCCGGTTCGGTCGGGTTCTACTACGACTCCACGATCCCGACTTCCGTGTGTGGTATCTCCACGGTCCCGGCGACCAGCTAGCCCCGCAGACGGCGGGACGGTCACTGCCTGGTGCCCCGTCCCGCCGCTGCGGCCCTCATAGGGTTGGAGCATGAGCATCCCGCGTGTCGGCCCGTGCAGCGACTGGACCACCCTCGACGAAGTGCGGGCCATGCCCGGCGCCGGGGAGTCCCTCCCCGCGAACACGCAGGTCACCGACGCGATCGTGTTCGCGTCGAACTGGCTGTTCGTGAAGAGTGGCCGCCAGTTCCCGGGGACGTGCACGTCGACGGTGCGGCCCACCTCCCGGGAGGCGTCGAGCACGTCGCGGTGGCGTCACGCCGACTGGGGTTCGTGCGGGTGCTCAGGCGGGTGCTGCACGGCAGGTGGGCGGGCCGTGACACTCGGGGAGTTCCCCGTCACCGCGATCACCGGGGTACTCGTCGACGGTGCGACCGTCGACCCGGGCACCTATCACGTCGAACGCTGGCGGACCCTGGTCCGGCACGGCCGGTCGTGGCCTACCTGCCAGAACCTCGACCTGGCATCCACAGAGCTGGACACGTTCGAAGTGACGTTCCAGCATGGCCAGCCGGTCCCCCCAGATGGGCGGAAGGCAGCGTCGGCGCTGGCCTACGAGCTGGCGAAAGCATGGCGTGGGGATCAGGAATGCAAGCTGAACGAACGGGTGACGCAGGTGTCACGCGACGGGTACTCCATGACCCTGATCGCCCCCGGTGACCTCTTGAAAGCAGACGGTTCGACTGGGGTGAAGGAAGTGGACTTGTTCCTGTCGGCCCGGAACCCGAACCGCCTGCAGGGCCGTGCACGTGTCGCGTCGCCGGATATCGGCCGGTCGACTGGCGGCCGGTGAATGGTCGCCGCCTCGGACATCCCCCCGTTCATCTACGGGGGTGCGGGCCTCGCTGCGCTCATCGCGATCGGTGGGCTCATGCTCCGGCTGTTCGCCTACCAGGGCACGACGTTGCGGGAACTCATCAAGGATTCCACGCACCGCATCAGCGAACTGGAGAAGTCGAACGACTCGCTGACGAAGCAGCAACGGTGGTGCGACTGGCGGTTCACGGAAC